CATTCTCGTTCATAACCAGCTTACAATGAATACCGGATTTGACATTGATATTCTCAACAAAGAGCTGGAAAAAATCAAGGGAATAGATATGACGCAGTTCGATTTTGAACTCAACATAGACTTCGACAACGATATAGATACCGGAGACGGCAACCAGTATTCGCACAAAGTAGAAATACCGCAGTATGAGCCAACAGGCGAGTGTCCTGATATTTGGGATTTGTGCGACAGCGACAAGGCTGACAGCTTTCTCGATGAAATCAGAGAAGCAAACGTCACAGAGGACGAAAAAACCTTCCTGATAAAAGCAACGAGAAGGCTTTATGAGTTCAACTACAAGAAAATCGCTGAGTATTACGCACAGGCTACACCTGTATATTATTTGCAAGGAACTACTGCTGGGATATAGCTGAAAGGCTGGGGCTTGAATACTTCTTACAGCTCGACGATGATTATACTGACTTTCAGTACAGATACGCCAGACCAAATGAGAACAAGCTCTCGTATGTATCAGTCAAGCAGTTCGACAAGCTCTGCGATTTGATGATAGACTTCCTGAAGGCTTCAAATGCTGATACAGTGGCATTCGCTCAGGGCGGTGACTATATCGGTGGAAGAAACGGTGGACTATTTGAACAGAGGGTAAAAAGAAAAGCCATGAACAGCTTTTTTTGCCGTACCGATAGACGCATAACCTTCAATGGCAGAATGAACGAGGACGTAACAACATACTGTCTGCAAGGCAGTCAAGGCAGATTGTTTATGACTATAGCAGACGTTATGCTGAACCAGCTCCCGACGCAATCAGTCGGCGGCGGTATGGCTGAATTCTACAAGTCAACAGGAACGTACCTGAAGACATTCTATTCCGTTATGTTTTGTCCTTCCTTCATCAAGGTATCAATAATGGGAACAACGAATCCGAGAATACATCACAGAATCAATTGGAACGGCTGCTGCCCTCTTATCCTTAACGAAAGGTGGAAGAAAAATGATCTCGAATAATAAAATGATCTACAATCTCGATAACATAGTAAGCCGTAAGCCAATCACAGCAGATATATTTTTGAACTCAGCCTGCAATAACAAGTGTCCGTATTGCACATACGCACGATATAAGCAGCGTAGCAGCACGTATATGACGTTTGAAGGCTTTAAGAATAATATTAATATACTTCTCGCAAACGGCGTAAAAGGCGTGATTTTAACCGGTGGTGGCGAGCCTACAATCAGCCCAGACTTTGACAAGATCACAGACTTTCTTGAACAGAACTCTATACCGTATGGAATCAACACAAATTTCAACTTGTTTAAGGCTATCAAGCCAAATTATTTGAAAATATCTCTTGACGGCTACGACCGTGAATCATACCAGAAAGCACGGGGCGTTGATAGATACGATATTGTTCTAACCAACATCAAGGAATATCTGAAATACAGACGTATGTCAAAGCCCGGTACGTTCAAAACTTCTGTAGGAATACAGACAGTCGCAACAAGTGTTGTGGACGCTGTAAGATTCTACGAAGCCCACAAAGAACTTGACATTGATTATTTCAACATCAGACCAATGGAAAGCACCTGCGGCAAATACTATCAAGACGCACACGCAAGCAATGAGCGTCTTGCTATTCTTTCCTACCTTCAGGACATACACGAGAAGGACTCAAGGGTATGTATCAACTACAAGTGGCATGAGGTCAGAACTCAGTTTGACAAGTGCTATGCAAATTTCTCACAGATAGCGATAAACGAAAATTCAGAAGTCATGTACTGCTGCCATAAGCCGTATGAGATTATCGGCAGACTTGACGACAAGGATATATGGGAAAAGCGTGAGAAATTCCAGACAAATATGCAGATGTGCGACGTGCCGTGCAGACTTACAGCACCGAATAATTTTATTCAGAGCTTACAGGACGCACCAAGCGACGCGGCCTTTATATAACGGAAGGGGTGAGAAAATGACTGAAAAAATGAACCTTAATCAGCAGGCAGAAGAAATCTTGCGTATTGCTGAAGAATCAGGCGTGCAGGGTAATTTCTTTTTCGTTACAACCTTCAAGCGATACCAAGTCCAGATCAAAATATTGAACGACCTTGAAATCGCCCTGAAGGAGAACGGAACACTTGTCACAAAGGAATACGTCAAAGGACGTAAGAACCTTTACGACAACCCGGCTATAAACGCATATAACCGCACAACAGATTCTGCAAACAAGACCGTCGCAACTCTCATGAAGATTATCAGAGGATTCGTCGAAGATTCAGACAACGAATCTGAAGACCCGTTGCTGAAGATACTCAACGGCGGTGAGGTAAGTGAATAAGGCTTACGAATACTGTAAAAAGAACATCAGGAAAAAAACCACTCCGAAATATGTCAAGCTGCAAATGAAAGAGTGGTTAAAAATAGCAGAAGGAAAGCACAAAAAATATATCGTCTCAGAATCAAAGGTGAAGCAGGTCGAGAACATCTTGAAACTGCTCAATATGCCAAAGGGCTTGAAAGCCGGTGAAAGCCTGTATAACTGTTCAACAGGTTATCAATGGTTTATATATATAGCAGTCTTTTGCACCGTCTACAGAGACGATACAAAGCGCAGGAAATACGAAACCTGCCTGCTGGAAATCTGCCGTAAAAACTTCAAGACATATACAGTCGGTACGGTATTCATAATAGCGTTTTTGACTGAACCTCAGTTCTCAAAATTCTACTCTGTAGCTCCTGACGGTTCGCTCTCGAAGGAGATACAGGAAGCAATATCCGAAACGCTCAGATCATCACCGGCGATATATGAATACAAGAATACAAAGCGATTCAAAATCCTGCGTGATTATATATCATTCAAGCCGCTGTTATCGAAGTTCATTCCTCTGAGCTATTCTACATCGAGAATGGATTCTCGTATGCCGAACCTCTTTTGTGCAGACGAGGTCGGAGCTTTGCCTGTAAACTATCCTGTTGAAGCAATGCGCTCCGGTCAGATCAACATGAAGAATCGTCTCGGATTCATCATCAGCACAAAATATCCGACCATAGACAACCCATTTGAGGACTATGTGTCGTACTCAAAGAAGGTACTCGACAAAATCGAGGAGGACGAAACTGTCTTCAGCTTACTATACGAACCAGATAACACAAAAGACTGGATTTCGGACGATCTTATATTAAAGCAGGCAAACCCTGCCGCACTCGAAATTCCCGAGATATGGGAAGAACTCAAAAAGAAGCGAGCATACGCAATCGCAGTTGACAAAGCTCGTGAGAACTTCGTCACCAAACATTGCAACATCATTTATACCGGTATCGGTACAGAGACGTATATCGACGTTTCAGCAGTCCAGAAGTGCCGTACAAGTCATATCGACTGGAAGGATAGAACCGTTTACGTCGGCTTTGACTTATCAGAAACGAACGATAATACTTCGGTCGCTATGGTAACCGCCGATGAAAATAATAACATCATAGCAGATGTGTTCGCCTTCATTCCAGAAGGCAGAATCGACGAAAAGACGATCTCGGAAAAGCTGGACTATCGCAATATGATAGAAAATACAAGTAAATGTATGGCTTGTGGCGATAAAGTAATCGACTATACCTTCGTAGAATCGTTTATTTTATCGTTAGAGGAACGTTACGGTGTCAAGGTACAAGCTATAGGCTTCGACCGTTGGAACGCTCTCAGCACGGCGCAGAAGCTTGAAAAAGAAGGTCACAACCTTGTTGAGATTCGTCAACATTCAAGCACCCTGCACCCACCGACAAAGCTTCTGAAAGAAAAGATACTGAGTGGGGAATTTCAGTACGAAAAAAACCCTTTACTCGAAATCAACTTCCAGAACGCACGCTGCACCTACGACACGAACAGAAATCTATACGTCACGAAGAAAAAATCAAACGGCAAAGTCGATATGGTCGTATCACTTATCAACGCTGTGTACTTACTACAGCAGGACGTGATGTTCGGCAGCGACTTCACTATACAAGTTTTGTAAAGGAGTATAAATATGGACCAGATAGCAAGAGAAATCGTAACGAAGTACATTCAGGAACATCTTGACAAGTCAGACGAAAAACCTGATTTTGGAGTTTATACAGTATGGAAATGCAAAGCACTTCAGAATTGGAAATACCTTCTTTCGAGTACACTTCCTGACGGTATGTACTACGAGTTGACTTACAACGGAGACAAAAAAGAATGGTACCTGGACGCATACAAGAAGTTTGAGAACAAAGTTATCGCTGAAAAGTAAAGGAGTGATATTTTGGGACTTTTCAAACGAAGTAAAAAAAGAGATACCGAAAACATCGGCCCTGACGATCTGCTTCTCAAAGCCCTGATAAATAACGAGACCATCACACGAGAAAAAGCTATGACAGTTCCGGCAGTAAGCGGAGCAGTTGACTTTATTTCTGGTTCGATAGCGTGTATGCCTGTAAGGCTATACAAGTATAAAGACGGAGAAGTTGTCGAGCAGAAGGGCGACAGGCGGTGCAAGCTCCTTAATACCGATACCGGAGATACTCTTGACGGCTTCCAGATGAAAAAAGCCATAGTCGAAGATTATCTCATGGGAAAAGGCGGATATGCTTACATACAGCGGAGCAGGAATGACGTTACCGGTATTTTCTACGTGCAGGATATATACGTCGTAATAATGAAGATGTATTATCCGATATTCAAGCAGTTTTGGATTGACGTAGAGGGCGCAAGATACGAGCCTTACGAGTTTTTGAAAATACTCAGAAACACAAAAGACGGAGCTTCCGGCGTAGGAATAACCGTAGAAGTCTCCAAAGCACTTGAAACCGCATACCAGACGTTAATATATCAACTCGGGCTGGTTAAAAAGGGCGGCAATAAAAGAGGATTTCTGAAGTCACAAAGGAAGCTCGGACAGGACGAAATTGACACGTTAAAAAAGGCTTGGGCTAATCTATACAGCAACAACGAAGAAGCTGTTGTGGTGCTGAATAATGGCCTTGAATTTCAAGAAGCAAGCAATACCAGCGTCGAAATGCAGCTAAATGAGAGCAAAAAAGCCTTTATTGACGAAATAAACGCCATTTTTCACATCTATCCGGACGACTTTGAAAGAACCTTCAAAGAAGCAATATATCCGATTGTAAAGGCATTTGAGACGGCTTTGAACCGAGATTTGCTGCTTGAAAGGGAAAAAGACGACTATTTCTTCAACTTTGACGTAAAAGAGATCGTCAAAGCCAGCATAAAAGAGCGTTATGAAGCATATAAAACAGCCAAAGAAACCGGCTTTTTGACTATAAACGAGATCAGAAGGGAAGAAAACCTGAACCACATAAAAGGACTTGACGTTGTAAACGTAGGCTTGGGAGCTGTTTTATATGATATCAATACGCACACTTACTACACACCAAACATTGACCAGCAGACCGACTTGAATAAAACAGAATCAATGCTGGAAGCTCACGTTATGGAGCAGGAATTTGTCGCAGACGGCAATTTGTCGGACGCATAAAGGGGGGGTGAATGAATGGAAATCAGAATCAAAGAGGACAGCGTTGAAATTGAAGGCTATGTGAACGCAGTCGAAAGGCTCTCGAAGCCGCTTCCTTCCAGAACAGGCGAGTTCGTCGAGCGTATCTGTAAAGGAGCTTTTCAGAGAGCATTGCAGCGTAACGATAACGTGAGACTTTTGTACAATCACAACTGGTCGAGAGACTTAGGCGGCACAAAGGACGGCAACGTCGAGCTTTCAGAGGATAATATCGGACTGAGGATTCGTGCAACAGTCAAGGACGCTGAAACGATACAGGAAGCAAGGAGAGGAAACCTTGTCGGCTTCTCGTTTGGCTTCGAGGACAGAGACGTTGACGAACACTCAGAAAGCGGCATGAGAACCAGAGACGTAAAGGACTTGGACTTGTATGAAGTCTCAATACTCGACCGCAAGAAAACACCTGCGTATGACGGCACTCTCATTAACGTGAGAGATTCAGAGGGACAGCAGGAAAAACGAATTTATTTCAGCGAGACATTCGCAGACGAAATAAAGATCACAGGCAACACTGAAAGGCGAGAGCAGCAGGAAGAAAAAACGCCTGACTACTCAGAAGCCGAAAAAATCATTTCCGAAATGAAGGGAGAAAATTAATCATGAGAAAAGACTTAGTTGAGAAGGTCAACGACCTTATGAAGAAGGCTGACGATATGCTGAATAAGGCAAAGCTCGAAAAGAGAGAGCTGACACCTGATGAAATGCAGGAGCTGGCTGAGATCAGAGACGACGTTATGCGTATCAAGAAGGCACTCGGACTGGAAAAGGAGTTCGACGACATGAGGGAGCTCGAAGCAAAGTCTGACGCAACACCTACAGAGGGTGAGAGAGCTTGCGGCACTGACGACAAGAAAAGAGCAGTTGAGGAAGCAGCAAAGGCAGCAGCCGAGGAAAGAGCTTTTGAAGCTTACATCAGAGGAACAGCACTGAACCAGCGTGACGATGTGAATCTCGTTCCTGCCAACAACGGTGCTGTAATTCCTACAACTATCGCAAACAAGATCATCAAGAAGGTATACGATATATGCCCGATTCTTGAAAAGTCCAGCAAGTACAATATGAAGGGTACGCTTGACATTCCCTTCTATCCTGCGTCGGCTGCTACCGTTATAACAGTAGCATATCACGACGAGTTCGAGGAACTCACTTCATCAAACGGCAACTTCAACAAGATCACGCTGACTGGCTTCCTTGCTGGTGCGCTTTCAAAGATAAGCCGCAGCCTTATCAACAACGCTGCATTTGATATTGTAGGCTTCGTAGTAGACGAAATGGCTTACGCTATCAAGAGATTTATCGAGAAGGAGCTTCTTATCGGTACACCCGGCAACGGCTCAAATATTCCTGCAAAGGTGCTTGGACTTTCAAGCCTTACAAACTCGATCACATCAGTAGCCGCAGACAAGATCACAGTCGACGAAGTTATCGGCCTTCACGACGCAATCAAAGACGAATTTCAGAGCGGCGCAATTTGGATAATGTCACCAGCTACAAGAACATATCTGAGAAAGCTGAAAAGCTCTGCAGGTTATTATCTGCTTAACGACGACATTTCAGCACCTTTCGGAACTTCAATTCTCGGAAAGCCTGTATATGTATCAGACAATATGCCGGATTATACAGAGGAAAGCAAGGTTGCTATTTACTACGGCGATATGTCCGGACTTGCAACAAAGTTCTCCGAGGAAATCAATATCGAGGTACTTCGTGAGAAGTACGCAACACAGCACGCAGTCGGTATCGTAGGCTGGTTCGAGTTCGATTCAAAGGTTGAGAACGAGCAGAAGATCGCAAAGCTTGTAATGCACGCTTAATCAATCAAAGGGGAATTTGTGACCGACAATAATGTCGGTCGCAATCCCATAAAGGAGTGAAAATATGTATAATACAAAGAACTACACTGAGCAGGGCGGCGACGTTACTCATATCGGCGGCAAGCTCATTATTGAGCAGGGAGCAGAAGTTGAGATGAGCGGCGTTGCTTATACAGCCGGTGATAATATCACCATAGTAGGCAACAAAATTTCCGCAACAGATACAACCTACAAAGCTGCTACAGCAAGTACGCGCGGACTTGTAAAACAGGCAGCAGCAGTCGCAGACGCAACAAACGACGCTGTGACAACAGTCAATGCCCTTCTTGCTTCACTCAGGGCTGCCGGTATTCTTGCCGCTGAGTAAAGCAAGCCAAAATATAATGAAAGGAAGTGCGAATCGTGAAAGTAAGTGATATGACAGTCAATGACATAGTTGAATATTGCAGGATTGCAGAACCTTCAACAGCCGACAATGCTTTTCTCAAACAGGCTATAGAAGCCGCAAAAGCCTATATACGCAGTTATACAGGGCTTGACAATGACCGCATAGACGAGCATGAAGATTTCATAATCGTAGTATATATTCTCGTTCAGGATATGTACGACAATAGATCACTATACACTGAAGGCAAAGCTCTGAACAATACAGTCGAGACAATACTCGGTATGCACTCGGTGAATCTGCTATGATTAACGCCGGAAAATACAACAAGAAAATTGAGATTTATTCTACGACTGAAGTTACAGACGCACAAGGCTTTCAGACAACGTCAGAATCGCTTGTTTTAACGGCTTACGCAGCAGTAAAGACAACTAAAGGCTTTACACTCATAACCGCTAACAGCGATTTTGAGAAGGCGTACACGAACTTCACGATTCGCTATCCTCGTACTGAGATCAACAGGGATATGATAATAAAATTCAGGGGCAAAAGCTATACGATTTTATACCTCAATAACATCGACGAAGCAAACGTCGAGCTTGAAATTCAAGCAAAGGTGGTTGAAAAGTAATGGCACAGCTAAAATTTGAACTTGATAACGAAGTAGAGAAGCAATTGAAGAAGCTCGAAATGGACGCTCCAAAAATGATGGAATCAATGGTTACAGCAGGAGCGCAAGTCGTACTGAATAACATCAAGGCAAACGCTCCAAAGGGCATTAAAGACAGCCCTGCAATGATGAAGTGTTTAGGAACTACTCGTCGAGCGTATAAAACACCTTCTGACGATTCAGTAAATATGAAAGTCGGCTTTGCCGGATATTTTAAGAATGAAAAAGGGGAAACTGTACCAGCTCCACTCGTAGCCAACGTCTTTGAGTACGGTCGCAGTAATTCACCTTTTCCGAAGCAGCCATTTATGAGAAAATCGTTTAAAAAGTCCGCTATTCAGAAAGCAATGGAAGCAGAGCAGAAAAAGTTTTTGCCGGAGGATTAAAAATGAACGAGATCATTCAAACAGCCTTTAACGGATTCAAGGTTAATAACGTTGAAATCCCTGTTAAATATCTACATTACATGGGGCATGGTGAACCCTATGTAACATATACACCAACCAGAAATGGCGAAGTCTTTTCCGCTGACGATCAGGTAAGAAACTTCATAACATTTTATGATTTCGATATCTATTCAAAGGGGAATTATTACGCCATAGCTGACGCAATCATAGATACAATGGAAGCTAACGGATTTACGTATGCTCCGACTTGGGATTCTCCAGATATGTACGAACCCGACACGGGCTATTACCACAAAACGCTATGCTTCACAATCGAAAGGAGTGTGAATAATGGCTAAGATAGGACTTAATAATTTTCGATACGGTATGCTTACAGAGCTTGCTGACGGCTCATTCTCCTATGCTGACGCAAAGTCACCCGGTAAAGCAGTATCGTGTAACGTCTCAGTATCGAATAATACGGCAACACTTTATGCCGATGATGAACTCGCAGAAAGTTATACAGGCTATCAGAACGCAACTGTATCTATCACCATTGACGAGGAAGATATTGAGACGTATTCAGACTTACTCGGTCATACAATCACCGATGAAGGGGAAGTCATTGCAAATTCAAACGACGTAGCACCTTACATCGGATTCGGACGTATCATCACAAAAATGGTGAAAGGCGTTATCAAGTATAAAGTGCAGTTCTTATATAAAGCCAAGTTTTCTGAACCTTCCAAAGAGGAAAACACCAAAGGTGAATCAATCGAGTTCGGCACATACACACTCGAAGGCGGCGTGTATACGCTTCCAGACGGACGCTGGACCAAAGAGAAAACATTCGAGAGAAAAGAGGACGCTATCGCATATCTCAACAGCCAGTTTGAATCGGTCGAGATATACTACGGCGCAGCTCCTGATCTTTCCGACGTTACTTCTCTTACGAGCATAAAGAGCAGCAACAAAACAAGAACAATCACAGTTGACGCAGGAGAAGGCGAATATATTATATACGCTTATCCAAAGAGACTTGGAACTGTCGAATTTTGGGTAGGTCAGTTTGAAGGCGGCTTCGACGCTCCTGTCGAAATGGACCTTGAAAACTCTTACGGACTTACAGAAACGTACTACGTTTACAAGTCAGAAAACGCTGATCTCGGAGAAACTACAATCGAGATCAAAGAGGGGGGAGCATAATGCCTGTTAATGTAATCGGAACTTTAAAGCCAAAAAATAACGGTAAATTCCCTGTAGCTGAAGCGGTAGATATTAAGGTAACAGACGACCTGAGACTTGATGAAGTTCTCGAAAACAAAGCTGATCTTGCAACAGTAAATTTTGCGCTTGCTGGCAAGGCAAATGTTACTGCCCTTGCAACTTCCACAGCAAATTTGCAAGGGCAGATAAATCAAATCGTTATTTCTTCATCAGCTGAATCTGTTGTTGCTCCCGAAGTTGCAGCGGCAAGAGTAAGTGAAGATGGAACCGAGTATAGTACACTTAAAGAAAGAATTGACGCTGAGATTACTGATATTAATTCAACAATATCAGACAATTCTGCACTTATTGCGAGTAAAAACTTGTTCAATCCCGATGCTGCAACTATTGTTCAAAATAGATTAGTAACCGAATCCATTTCAGTGATCGCAGGAGATAAGTATTATCTTTCAGTGAATGCTACAAGTCCTGTTCCTATGGTAGCAGCTACCTTTTTTGGTGTATATGAAACAATTAACGGAGTAGAAACGTTATCAGACAACCATTGGATAAAACCGTATGTTGTCCCAGAAGGTGTTACATCAGTAAGGCTTATAATTCAACAGAAGAATTATGAGTACATTATGATCGAAAAAGGTAGTGCAAGCTTAAAATGGGAGGCATACTTCACACCGTACTATAGATTCAAGGATGATATCGCAAGAACAGGGGTGCACAACAACGCTGACTCTATTTTGGCAATGAATCAGCCTATTGAAGTTGTATTACCAAGAAAAATAGTAGGAACTGTCGGCACTGAAATAAACGTGTACAAAGACAACGCACTGCTTTATCAGAGCATTGACAGCGTTGCTGATTGCAAATTTATAGATTTTATAGCAGGCTATTTCGAGGATAAATACAGATTCTGTGGGCTTCCTACCGTAGAAAGAAATTCGTACCCGCAGTTTTCGGTTTATATTTACGGAATTAAAAACAGGCAACTGTTTAAAAATGTGAATCTGAAAATCTTAGATACATCTATCTTGAATGGGCTGACACGTAATATTTTAGTTATCGGAGACAGTAAAGTTGCAGGTTGCAGACTTCCCGAAGAACTTAGAAAAAAATGCGTTTCAGCAGGTATGAATGTAGGTGACTTTTTAGGTACATTATCTGGTAACGGATGGACAATCAAGCACGAGGGCAGGGCTGGCTGGTCAAGCGTTGACTATATGAACGCAAGCAAAAATGATGTTATAAATCCGTTCTATAATCAGAGTACATCATCTTTTGATTTCGACTACTATATGACACATCAAGGATATTCTGCTGTTGATTATGTATTCATCAACCTCGGAACAAACGACTATGCCACAGTTTCTGGACTTGGTGAGGATACGTACATTCAGACATTTATTGATAATATCAACACTATGATTGAAAGTATTCATGACTATAATTCAAACGTAAAAATTATAGTTGGCTTGACAGAGGGCGTATGTACATATCAATGGTCGAGTGCTTCAGACGAAGAACTTCGCAACCTTAACACACGAGCAAGATTATTGAATAAAGCATGCATAGCAGAATGGGATAATAACACGGCAGAAAACAACAATGTTTTTATATGCCCGATATATCTGTCAATGGATATGTATAACGACTACAACGCTGAAGATGTTGCGTTATCTCAAAGAGATGCTGATTTTGAAACAGGAAAAACCAGACGAAAAGTAACAGACTTTATGCACCAAAACGCTGCAGGATATGGTAAAAATGCAGACTATATGTTTGCAATGATCACATATTGCGAAAGTTTGAATACTTAAATTGAAAGGAGTAAATTTATATGGCAAAAATAGGTTTGAACAATTTCCGATACGGACTTCTCACAGAGAACCCAGACGGAACAGCAAGTTACGCTGGTGCTCACAAGCCTGCAAAAGCTGTTTCCTGCTCCGTATCAATCACAAGCAACTCAGCAACCCTGTACGCTGACGACGTTCTCGCAGAAAGCGATACAAGCTTCCAGAGTGGAACAGTAACAATCGGACTTGACGACGACGATCTCGCAGTACAGGCAACGTTACTCGGACACGCTTACGAGGACGGTGAGATCATCAGGAACTCGAACGATACAGCTCCTTACGTGGGCTTCGGCAGAATCGTATCGAAAATGGTAAACGGCGTAAAGAAGTACAAAGTTGAATTCCTTCACAAAGTCAAATTCTCTGAGCCTTCAGAGGAAAACCAGACCAAAGGTGAGAGCATGGAATTTTCGACCGGAACACTCGAAGGCGTTGTTCATCAGCTTGAAAACGGCGACTGGTCCAAAGCAAAGACATTTACAGACAAAGCTGCTGCTATAGCATATCTCGAAGCACTTCTCGACAGCGCAACAGCAGTCGAGACATTCACGAGCGACGGTTCAACAAGTATAACACTTGCACACGCTCCTCTTGAAGTAAATTCAGTGCTTGTAAACGGCGTAAAGAATACAGCCTATACCGTAAGCGGAACAAAACTGACGTTTACTTCAGCACCTGCAAGCGGTGCAGCAATCTACGTTTCGTATTCTTACGAAGTATCATCAACTTAAACGATTTATACAGGGGGCAAATTGAACAATATTATATTTGCCCCCTGATTTTACAAAAAGGAGAATTACTATGAAAAATTCAGGATTTGAATATAATGGCAAGACATATCACCTTGCTTTTAATCTTAACGTTATGGAAGCGATACAGGCTAAATATGGCACGCTTGGCAAGTGGGGTGAAGCTACAGGAGCTAACGGTGACGAGCCGAATATAAGCGCAATTGTAGACGGATTTGAGATCATGATAAATGAGGGCGAGGAAATCGCAGCAGAGGAAGCAGGCGAAAAGGTCAAGGCTCTGACTCACAAGCAGGTCGGCAGAATCATTTCCGGCATAGGAATCAACACGGCAACAGAGCTGCTAAACACTGTTGTCAGTGAATCCGCAGCAAACGACGCAAAAAACGCATAATTCCCGACGAGGAAGAACTCAGAGAAAGCGTTATTGACTTTTCTCGGCTATTCCTTATCGGGAGAATTAAGCTCGGATTGACAACACTCGAAACTCGCCGTTTAACCATTAGAGAATTTAACAAGGTATATCAAGAATACAAGGATATATTTGACTTGGAACTTCTCATGTATCGAAGCGGCAAAACATACGCAAAACTACAGCAGGACGCTATAAAAAGCGAAGAATGGTTTTAGGGGGTGAATAAATGGCTTTTGGTGGTGTTATCAAGCTTCAGGGCGAATCTGAGTATCGAGCAGCGTTAAAGCAGATTCAGAACAGCTTGGCAGTTGTCGGCTCTGAAATGCAAAAAGTATCATCACAGTTCGCAAAAGGTGAAAAGTCTGTAAAATCCCTTACAGCAGTAAACGAAGTATTAAATAAAAAGCTTTCAGAACAGCAGAAAGCCGTTTCGGAAGCTGGAAAAATGCTTACTGAAGCGCAGTCAAAGTATGACGCAAGCTCCAGATCTGTTGATAAGTGGGAAAAGGAACTTGCCGACGCAAAAGAAGCACTTGACAAAGCAAAGAACAGCACAACATCAAGTGCAGCTGAGATTGACAAGCTTGAACAGAACGTCAAAGACTGTGAAAAAGGCTTGCAAGACGCAAACACCGAGAACCAGAAATATGCAACTACTGTCCAGAAGTGGCAGACAGAGCTGAACAAAGCTGAAGCCGCAGTCAATAAAACCACAAGAGAGATCAAGGAAAACGAAAACGCAATCGAATCCCTTGAAAAGTCCACAGACGACGCAGCTAACGAGGTCGACAACTTAGCTGACAGCATGGACGATCTTTCAGACAGCCAGAACAGAGCGCAGAAAGCCAGTGAAAACGCAAACAGCGGTTTTACGGTCCTTAAAGCAACACTGGCGAATTTAGCTTCTCAGGCTATCAGCAAAGCTGCTGACGCTATGAAGTCATTCGCAGGAAATATGATTGAAGCTGCTGCCGAAGTAAAGGCAAGCGGCTCGCAGTTCCAGCAGACATTCGGAGACCTTCAGAAAGACGCAACAGCAGCCCTTGACCGAGTAAGTGAAAGCACTGGCGTTTTAAAAACACGTTTACAAGACAGTGCTTCCGGTATATACGCATTCGCCAAAGCTTCAGGAGCAGACAGTGCAGAAGCAATGAAGCTTATGGAAACTGCATTAATGGCTACAGCAGACAGCGCAGCATATTACGACAAAAGCCTTGAAGAAAGTGCTGAAACGCTTCAGTCCTTCCTGAAAGGTAACTTTTCAAATGACGCAGCTCTCGGACTATCTGCAACAGAGTTTACAAGAAACGCAAAAGCAGCAGAATTGTTCGGCAAAAAGTACAACGACCTGACCGAAATCCAGAAGCAGCAGACATTGCTGCAAATGGTTGTAGACGCTCAGAAAGCAAGTGGAGCATTCGGGCAGGCTTCACGAGAAGCGGACGGCTGGGCAAACGTTCAAGGAAACTTAAACGAAAGCTGGAAGCAGTTCACAGCTAACGTCGGAACACCATTTCTCGAAGCTTTGATTCCGGTCCTTCAGACAGTCACAGAAAAGCTCACCAATATGACAAGCAATATTGACTGGGGAGCATTTCAGGAAAGTGTAAGCAAAGCAGTTGATGTATTAACAACAGGCTTTGGCTGGATTGTAGATCACGGAGATCAGATCATAGCTATACTTGCCGGAATCGTAGCAGGTATAGTCGCATTTAAAGCCGTTGTAATCATTCAGACAGCCGTAACAGCATTTACGGCACTGGTTACAGCTATAAAGAGCGTAGGACTTGCACAGGCAGCGTTAAACGTCATTATGGCGGCGAATCCAATAGGACTTATCGTTGCTGCTATAGCAGGACTTGTGACAGCATTTGTAATTCTTTGGAACAAGTCTGAAAAGTTCCGAAACTTCTTCAAGGGAATGTGGGAAGAAATCAAGAAAGTCGTTGAAAAAATAGTCGGGGCTATCGTTAATTTCTTCAAAAATGCATGGGACAATATAAAGGCAGTCTGGGACGCAGTAACCGGCTTTTTCAGCGGTATCTGGGACGGCATAAAAGAAGTATTTTCCGCAGTCGGAAACTGGTTCAAGGATAAATTCCAAGAAGCGCTGAATAATGTTATCGCAGTTTGGACTGCCGTAAATGATTTCTTTTCAGGAATCTGGGACGGTATAAAGAATGTATTTTCTGCTGTTGGAACGTGGTTCAAAGATAAGTTTAAACAGGCATTGAGCAACGTCATAGCAGTATGGACTGCTGTAACCGGCTTTTTCAGCGGTATCTGGGACGGCATAAAAGAAGTATTTTCTGCGGTCGGGAACTGGTTCAAGGATAAATTCCAAGAAGCTCTGAGCAACGTCATTTCGGTATGGACTGCTGTAAACGACTTTTTCAGTGGTATCTGGGACGGCATAAAAGAAGTATTTTCTGCGGTCGGGAACTGGTTCAAGGATAAATTCCAAGAAGCTCTGAGCAACGTCATTTCGGTATGGACTGCTGTAAACGACTTTTTCAGTGGAATCT